TGGTGTAGGGTTCTCAGGGCCAGCAGGTGATTACCCCGCTGATTTCGGAGTTGCGGCAGCATCGGGCGACGTTTGCGTCTCTGATGGGCAAGTTGAAGTTGCCTGATGGTGAGGCGGCTCCGCGTTCTGTGCAGGCGCGTGGCGCTGCGCAGTCGCGCTGGTCGAAGACAGGCTAATTCGTGGCTGTCGCTGCGAAGTCGGCGGCATTGCTCAAGCAGCACGACTATTCGCACATCATCGACTGGTATCGGGAGACTCTGCCGAAGGTTCCACCGCCCCCAGAGGCGCGGTGGGAGCCGATTCGGATCGGTCCGACGTGGGACTGGGACGCTAAGCGGGGCTGGCTGCTCCCGGAGCACTCGATGGGTTGGGAAACCCTCGGCTGGTGCGGGTACTGGATGCGTGATCAGCGCGGCCAGGACTGGCAGTTCACCCCGGAACAGGCACGTTTCATCCTCTGGTACGACTCTCTGGATGAAAACGGCCAGATTCTGTACCGGACAGCGGTTTTGCAGCGACTGAAGGGCTGGGGGAAAGATCCGTTGGCGTGCGCTGTTGCTTCGGCGCGCACGTTCGGACCGGTGGTCTTCGACCATTTCGGCCCTGATGGGCAGCCGGTGGGGCACGAGGAACACGCGGCTTGGGTGCAGATCACGGCGGTATCGAAAGAGCAGACCGCGAACACGATGAAACTGTTCCCGGTGATGCTGTCAGCGGAGGCCCGCGGGCATTACGGCATCCAGATCGGCCGCGAGAATGTGTGGGGGTTGGGGGATACCCGACAGATTCAGGCCACCAGCTCCAATTATTTGGCGTTGGAGGGTAACCGGGTCACTCAGGCGATCCGCAATGAGCCGCAGAACTGGAACGGATCAAACCAGGGCCACGAGTTGGCCGGCACGATTGACGGCAACGCCACGAAGATGGCTGGCCGGGTGTTGGATATTGAGAACGCTTTCCGCCCGGGCGAGGATAGTGTCGCGGAGCGGGTTCGGGAGGCGTGGGAGGCCACGCAGTCCACGAAGGACCGCGCAGCTAAGGCGCATTCGTTCGGGATGCTGTTCGATTCGCTCGAGGCCCACCCAGATGCTCCGTTGACGGCCGAAGACGCTGCTGAGGTGTTGGAGACGGTGCGCGGAGACTCGCGGTGGCTTCCCATCCCGGCGATGGTTGAGTCGATGCTTAACGGGTCGAACACGCCAAGTGAGTCGCGCCGCAAGTGGTACAACCAGATCACTGCGACAGCGGATTCGTGGTCGGCGCCGACCGAGTTCGACGCCTGCTACCGCGATGAAGTTCCCGAACCTGGGGATGCGATCTTCATTTTCGGGGACGGATCGAAGTCGGATGATCACACCGCCGCTGTGGGTGTGAGGCTTTCGGATCGGATGACGTTCCCAATTGGGATTTGGGTGCCCGAGAAGGTCAAAGAGGGTGCCCGCGAGATCAATTTGCCCATCAATCGGGCAGTTGTTGATTACGCCATCCGGGAAGCGTTGGACACCTACGACGTGTACGGGTTGTGGTTCGACCCCTCCGACGCCCGCGACGACGAAACGGGCGAACGGTACTGGGAGCCGTACTGCGATGGGTGGGGTAACGACTATCCAGGGTTGCGGCGACTGCCTGCGGTGAAGACCGGCGTGAACGCTCACCGGGTCATCTGGGATATGCGAAACCCGATCCATCTCAAGCAGTTCACCGAGGCCACTGAACGGACCTGCTCAGACATTGTCGATGGGCAGTTCTTCCATAACTGTCCACAGCCGAACGTGGGCGGTTTGGGGGTTCGGATGCGTCAACACGTCCTCAACGCGCGCAGAAGGCCCAACAAGTTCGGCGTCTCCATCGGCAAGGAGCACCGCGAGTCGCGGAAGAAGATCGACGCCGCGGTTTGCATGATCGGCGGACAAATGATGTGGCACCAATACAACGGCATGACGAGAAACGGCCGAGCACCAGGCACTGGCCGGGTCGTGACATTGCAGTAAGAAGGGAGGCGCCGTGGCGACACCGTCCGTGGTGACTCCCGTAGCGTTCCCGGCGATGGTCGGCGGTGTCCTTTTCGCCCCCGCGGTAACAGCTTTGGACCTTTCCGACACTGAGAAGAACGTTATGTCGTTCCTCGCTGGCCGGTTGAGTGATTCGCAGCCCGATCTGATGTTGTCATATTCGTACTACGAGGGAATGAACATTGTTCCGTCGTTGGGGATCGCGGTGCCCCCCGAGTTGGAGGCGTTGCGGGCCGTTCTGGGGTGGTGCGGCGCGGCGATAGATGCGCGTTCGGAGCGGTTGACGTTGCAGGGTTTCAGACTTCCCGGGAAAACCACCGTCGATGAGGATCTACAGACGGCGTGGCAGACAAACAACCTCGACGCCGAATCTGTGCTCGTTCACAACGACGCCATGATCTACCGTGCATCGTTCGCAGTGCTCGGCGTCAACGACATCGACCCGTCGGGGCCTCCGCTGACCACCATTGAATCGCCGTTGAATATGACGGCGGCGTGGGATGCCCGACGGCGGGAAGTGTCGGCAGCGTACCAAACGTACATCGATTGTGACCCCACGAGCGAAACGTTCACCAAGCAGCTCGCCACCCTGTACACGCGAACAGCCACCGTTCAGCTCGTGTTGGGCGATAAGGGTTGGATGGTTCAGGAACGAAACGATCACCGGATGGGATTCGTCCCGGTGATCATGTTCGCGAATCGTCCGACTCCGTCGAATCGCTACGGCACCAGTGAAATAGCGCCGTCGTGGAGGAACACTCAGGATCGCGCGGCCCGCGGTTTGGTCCGCAATGAGGTGGCTGCAGAGTTCTTCGCCTCCCTGAAGGTGTGGCTTCTTGGTGTCGATAAGCAAACTTTCCAGAAAGCTGACGGCACCATGGCGACCGCCCTGGAGACGTTCCTGGGCAGGATTTCCATGCTGGAAGCCGACAAGAATGGTGTGCTCCCGCAGGTGGTGTTCCAGCAGGGGCAAGACCCCACCGGGATGATCAAGTTCATCGACCACGAGCGTCAGGTGATGGCGGCGAACTCCGCTGTCCCGCTGGACTATCTGGGGTTGGTGTCGGACGGGAACCCCTCGAGCGCCGACGCGATCACCAAAGGCGATTTTCGTCTCGCGAAGCGTTCAGAACGCCTCGGTAACCAGTTCGGCAACGGCTGGGAAGACTGGGGCCGAATGACTCTCACCATGTGGGGGAAGCCCACAGAAGGTGCGGTACGCCTCGAATCCGATTGGGGCAAGTTCGGTATCCCCACACCCAACGCCGACACTGTGCGTGTCACGTCGCAGGTCGGCGCCGGCATGGTGTCCCCGGATTCCGACGACGCGCTCACCGAGGTGGGCTGGTCACCTGTGCAGCGCGCCCGGATCTCCGCTACTCGCGACGAATATCAGGCCGAGATGGAAGCGCAGGCCGCCAAGGTGGCGAGCCAAGCCATGGATGGCGAGCAGCCAAAAGCCCAGCAGGGCTTGCAAGCCCAGCGCGACTCACGCGCCTAAAAAGAGTTTCACCACCCCGAAGTGCGGGGTGGGCTTTTGTGACCCAGGAGGCCACGCAGCATGTCGGAATCAACCCCAGAGCCCGAGGTAACCCCAGAGGCTCAGCAGCCCAAGCCGGAAGCACCACCGGAAGCGCCGAAGCCGAAGCCGGCTAAGGCACCGGAAGCACCCAAGGCGGAAACACCCACCCCACCTTGGGGTTCTGATGAAGATTTCAACCCCCAACGGGCGTGGAACCTCATCCAGAACATCAAAGCAGACCTCAGTTCGGTACGTGAAGACCTCACGAAGAACACCCAGCAGGTAGAATCCTGGCGGGCCGAGGCGATCCGCTCCAAAGCAGAAGCTCTCATCACGGGCCGATTCATCGACACCGACACCGCACTAGCCCTCATCGGGGATCTGTCGGAGTTCTCCACCGAAAGTGGAGTAGACACCGAGAAACTTGCTGGCCGTCTCGACCAGCTGGCGCAGGATAAGCCGTTCCTGCTTGCACCACCGCCACATCAGGGGTTCACACCTAACCGTGGACAAGGCCAGTCAGGTACCGGCCCGATGCCCCTGGACGCGCAAATTCAGGCCGCGCAGGAACGCGGCGATGTGAAGCAATCCATCGCACTCAAACAACAGAAGTTCTACCAGACACAATAGGAGGACACCATGGCCGGAATCACTGGTCTTGGCACCACTTTCAACCTTCCCAACTATGCCGGCGAACTGTTCCAGGTTTCGCCGACCGACACCCCTCTACTGTCCGCCGCTGGCGGGCTCGGCGGCGGCAAGCAGACCGACTCCACCGAATTCGAGTGGCAGACCTCGGATCTGCGTGACCCCTCGGCACGTCCCCGCCTGGAGGGTGCTGACGCCCCCACCGCGGAGGAGCGGGTCCGTGCGAACGTCCGCAACGTGGCGCAGATCTTCCACGAGGCTGTTTCGACCAGCTACACCAAGGCGGCAGCCACCGGACAGTTGGCGATGCCGCAGTCGGCGCCGTACAACAGTGCTTCGGGCCTCGGCGTGGGCAACCCGGTCACCAGCGAGCACACATGGCAGGTTCAGCAGTCGCTGATGCAGATCGCCCGCGACGTGAACTACGTGTTCTGGCACAGCAGCAAGGTTGTCCCCACCGACAACTCGACCGCCCGCCAGACCGGCGGCCTGCTGTCCGTGATCTCCACCAATAAGAGCTTCGTCGCCGGCTCGACTGAGGTCACTGCCGCGTCAGCGACCGACACCGTCACGTTCACCTCCCACGGCCTGTCCAACGGAGATCAGGTGTCGTTCACCGATGTTGGCGCGGCCACCAACATCCGCGCTGACCGCACCTACTACGTGGTTTCTTCGGCCGCGAACACGTTCAAGGTCGCAGCTACCGCCGGCGGTTCCGCTATCACGTTGGGCACCGCGACCCCGAAGTACGTTCGGGCGTCGGGAACAGGTGCTATCGGGGTGACGGTGGACTTTATCAACGCGTTCGTTCAGCAGATCTTCGACAACGGCGGCCTCACGCAGGGCGAAACCCGCACGCTGTTCGTGCCGTCGATCCAGAAGACCCGCATCACCAAGGCGTACGCCACCGCCTACGGGTCGAACGTCAACGGCGCTATCGGCATGAGCACCGGGCACACCCTCGGTGGTGTCGCGGTGGACCGCATCACCACCGACTTCGGCGACCTGAACATCGTCGTGGACCGCGCCCTGCCGAAGGATGCGATTGTCGCTGTCTCCATGGAGCAGATTGACCCGGTGTTCCTCAGCATCCCCGGCAAGGGTGTGCTGTTCGAGGAGGCGCTCGCCAAGACCGGCGCATCGGACAAGACGCAGATCTACGGCGAAATCGGCCTGAAGTACGGCAACGAGCGCGCCCACGGTGTTCTCCGGGGCCTGAGCGTCGCCTGATCAATGGCACTTGATCTGCCTGACCCCTACGCGGATGTCTATGACCTCTCCGAGTATTGGGGCCGAACGCTGACCCAGTCCGAGCAGGACCGCGCCGCGGTTCTGCTCGGCTGGGCGGCGCAGATCATCCTCGAGCAGCCAGGCTCGGGGGATTTCGATGCCCTCATCGCTGCGCAGGTGTCGATGGACATGGTCAAGCGGGCCATGATCAACGCCGACGGCATCAACAGTTCATCGCAGGCCATGGCTGACATGTCGGCGACCGTCAGGTACGCGAACCCGATGGGAAACCTGTACCTTTCGGCTGCTGAAGCTGACAGGCTTGGGGGGAACCTCGGTAGCTCGGGGGCGTTCTCGGTTGCCTTAACGTCGAACGTGCGTGTCCCTTGCCATCCGTGGAGCCGCCAGTCGTCTTCGCAGACCGATGATGATACTTAACCCCGTCTACGCGCAGACCGCGGAGTTTAAACGGCCGACGGGGCCAACAACTTTCACAACGCTGGGCACAAACCCGGTGGTCGTCTCTGTGGCGCCGACAGTGTCGGTGAAGGACAGCGAAGACCAAGAATCGGGCCGCGCTTTCACCCCACGAGGGTTGGATCGGCGAGAGGGTGACAGGTTCACCTATAACGGCGTCGAATACTCACTGTTCGGGGTGACCCGCGGGGACCATGACCAACCTTTCACGGGTGACGATTTCGGCTGGGTGGTGCATTCCCTACGCAGAGAGGCCCCGTTCGGTTCGCAAACGGTCACCTTTGTGGCGGTCGCGCAGTCGGGTGACCCCGGCTATCTCGGGTTGAAAGCCAAGAGCCGCACCGAAACCGCGGTCACGGGGTGCCTTTTCGAGCCGGTTCTATCGTCGGAAACCCCTGACGCGCAAACCAACGTCGCCACTGGAATTTGGCTGTGCACGGCACCGCCCGTCGCTGCATCGATAGCCGCTAACTCCACGGGTGAACTGAAAGTCGGCGGGGTCACCTACCAGATCGACGGCCCGGCGATGCCGAAGTTCGACCGTGCGGGCGCTATCCACAAAGTACTCATCCTGTGTAAGCGTCAGGTCGGCTGATGTCGCGGGTGCGGGAGTCTCGGTCGCAGATCGAGAACGAGATCGAACGCGAAATTCTTCGGCAGGCGAACCTTGAGGATGAGGTGCAGCGTAAAGCTGAAGAGGTCCGCGATCATTGGAAGTTCAAAGAGGCCCCCGTCGATGAAGGCCGCTACGCGGCATCGATCAAGGTGCGTAAAGGCAAAGCGAACTTCGGGTTACCGTCGCGGCGGGTTACGGCATCGGATTACAAGGCGCACTGGTTGGAGTACGGCACCGGGGAACCCGGACCGACCACCGCCTATGCGCCGGGTGAGAAAACGGCTATGCATTTCGGTGGCACCCTCGACGACGGTGTCGAATGACGATGTACGGGTTGGATTCCCCGGACTCCGAGGATTTCGTCGTGTCGTGGCTGCAGGTGCAGGCGCGGGCGTCGACCGAACGGGACACCGACGACGAACTTCCGTTCGCGGTGGTCACCAGGATCGCCGGCGTCGATGACCCTGACGGCGGTTCCAGCGAGGATTCCGTTCAGGTGGAGTGGTTCGACCGCGGTGCGTCCGCGGCGAGTTTCACTGCGCGGCGGGGGCATCGCCGCATGATGCTGCTGGCGCGTGAGCACACCGACGTCACCCTGTCCGATGACACCGTTGCTTCCGTTGATTATCTGAAAACGTCGATGCGCCCGACCCGGATGCCTTACGCGGATGAGCAGATCATCCGCTACGTGGCCCGGTACCGCATCGGTTTGTCCTTCGTAGACTCATAACTCAGCCCACAAAAAGCCACCCCCGTGGACGTCACAGGGGGTTAACCGCCGACCCCAATCGGCACACCCCTGGGAAACAAGGAGAAGAAAGCTATGACTCAACCATCGACGGGGACCACCTGGAATGCGGGTGGCTTCAACGACATCAGCAGCAACCTCACCGAACGTGGCGGGTTGCAGGCTGTTCTGGTCCGCGACTACCGCGGCGCCGACACCAACATCTCCCCGAAACAGGATGACCTGACCACCTGGAACTGGTCTCCGTTCGCGGTGAACGGTCAACTGCGCTCCGATCTGTTCATTCGTCGCCGCGTCGACGGCGTCCACTCGTATGTGGAAACCGCCAACGAGGGCTGGTTCTACATCGGCGCGCAAACCGAAGACGGTGGCGCTGAGCGTGACCCGCAGATGGAGTCCGATGACTTCATGGTGTTGCAGTCGACGTATCCGATTGACTCGGAGGTCACGGAGCGCAACTACACGGTGAAGTTCACCGCGGTGCAGACCGCTGATCCGCTGCTCCAGTTCCTGGAGGGCGATTTCGCGCTCACCGACTCCAACGGTGACCCGCTGGTTCCGTTGCCCGGCACCGTGGACCACTTCACCGGCGGCGGCCGCCTCGACACCGCGCAGAGCTTCCGACAGCTCGTTTTGATCTTCGCGAAGAACGCTGCGGGCGGCAAGAAGGTGTACCGCGCCGAGGGTTACCCGCTGGTGAAGCTGGACAACCAGGCGGCGAAGCGACGCGGGAAGACCGACCCCGACACCGCGGAGTTGACGTTCAAGGTCATCCCGGACCCGTTCTTCATGATCCCCGACCCGGACGGTGCTGCCGCTCTGGTCCCGGGACCGTTCGGTGTCTGGTACGGCGGTGACGGCTGGGATGCCATCGGAACCCCCGCTGTCACACAGTGGTTGGTGACGCTGGGCTCGCAGTCTTCGGGCACGTTCGCGCTGACGTGGCGCGGCAACACCACCGGCACCATCGCCTACAACGCCACCAACGCCACCGTGAAGACCGCCCTCGTGGCGTTGGACGACGGCTACACCGCAGCGGATTGGACTGTCACCGGCTCCGCTGGCGGCCCTTACACGATCACCGCCCCGACCGCCGGAACTTTGACCGGTTCGGGTGCTCTGCTGGGCACGCCGGGCACGTTCGTCATCGCGGCTGCGTAACAGAGACCTCGCCGGGTGGGGTTGGGCTGACCCCACCCGGCGAGCCTCAGCCCCTCAGCCCAGATGTGTTCAGCCTGAAAGGAATATCAGCCCATGACCGAACCTATCGAGGTCACCCCGTTGGATCAGGCGCGCGAACAAGCCGCCGAAGCCGCCGGTGACTTCCGGCCCATCCCCGTGAAAACCGACACGGGTGAGGTATTCGAGGTTCCCGACGGGAACATGCTCGATGATGATCAGCAAGAAGCGTATGACGCGTTGCAGCACTTGGTTAATCAGTGCGACACCCGGGAATACACCATCCCTGAGCAGGTGATCACGGCCCCCGACGGCACCACGATCCGTTCGGAGCAGCACACCGACAAGGCGCCGATCCAGCCGTACCAGAAGGACGGCGAGCGCATCACCCCGTCGTACTCGATTCAGTTGGCGAAAATCTTCCTCGGCTCCGACAAGCGGTACACCGAGTTCAAGAAGGCCGGTGGCCGCTCCAATGCGTTGGTGATGGCGGTGACGAAACGCGCTGACGAGCACCGGAAGCGTCAGGCCGCAGACTCGAAAAGTGTTTCTGGCGTTACAGATAGTTCGGCAGTACCCGACGCAGATTGAGGCCGACCTAGAGCGGGAGTACAGCCGGGACATTCTCGACTGGTATCGCGGGAAGCTGTCCAGCCGAAAGTTGTTGGTGCTCCTCGGGGAGTTGTCGGACGATTCGGCACTCAAAACCGAGTTGGGCGCGACGGGCTGGCCGGACTGGGTGCAGATGATCGCCCAAATCCACGAGTTCGTGGCGATGGATTTCGGTGCGCGGTACAAGCCGAAAGAGGAAGTGAAAACGTTCCTGCCGCCAAAGGATCGGGTGAAGCACCTGATCGAAGCGGAGGAACGGAAGCAGTTCAAGGAAGAAGTCGAATCCGACCTGTTTGAGGGGCTCGGCTGGTCATGAGAGGGGTGAACTGTGGCGATCCATCTTGATGTACAAACCCAGTTCGATGACCGCTCCGTGCGCCGCACCGCCGGGGATCTGCAAACCCATCTGAAGAAGTCAGGCGAGTCTGCGGGTAAGGGCTGGTCTGAGGGGTTCACCAAGTCGACCCCGAAGATTGAGCAGGCCATGAAGAAGGTGGCTGACGCCACCGGCAAAGTTCGGGTTGAGCAGGCCAAGTACAACGAAGTTCTGAAGGACGGCGATAAGGCATCCGCCAAGACGATCCAACAGTTTGAGCGGCTGTCCAAAGCTCAACGTGACCACGCCGCAGCGGTGAAGTCCACTGCCGCGGAGGTGCGGAAAGCCAACGTAGATATTGGTGATTCGTCTCGCGCTGCCGGTATGGGTTTGATGGAGTTGGGCGGCACCCTGGGCGCGTTGGGGCGTGTCGCAGGACCGGCAGGTATCGCCGCGTTGGTTCCCGCACTCGGTGCGTTGGGTGGTGTCGCTGCAGCCGCAGCAGGATCAGTTGCGTTGCTGCCTGGCGCGATAGGTTCGGCGGCGGCCGCGTTCGGAACGTTGAAGCTCGCCACGATGGGCTTGGATGACGCTTTCAAAAACATGGGCGACCCGGAGAAGTTCGCCGAGTCCCTTAAAAGTTTGGCGCCGTCAGCACAGCAGGCGATCCTCTCGATTCAGCAGATGATGCCCGCGTTGAAGGGGTTGCAGCAGGCCACCCAAAACGCGCTGTTCGCGAACATGGGTCCGCAACTGAACCAGTTCGTCAACACACTGCTGCCCACGGTCCAAACGTTGACGACCGGCATCGCGACAGGCATGAACCAGATGCTGTCCGGGGTGATGAATCAGCTCACCACACCGGAGACGATGGCGACTCTGCAAACCATCGTCGGCGACATCACGAAGGCATTCCAGAATCTGGCGCCCGCCGCGGCACCGTTCACGAAAGCCCTCACCGACATCATCGCGGTCGGTGCCAGCTTCCTCCCCGACATCGCTAAGGGCGCCGCCGACGCGGCGCAATCGTTCTCGCAGTTCATCTCCGAGGCGCGGCAGTCGGGGCAACTGCAGGAGTGGCTGGCGACAGGGCTGGACATTCTGAAGCAGATGGGTCCAATGGCATTGGACCTTGCGAAAGCGTTCCTGTCGTTGGCGCCTATCGGCGAGCGGGTCATGCCGCTGATCGCTCAGTCGATGAAGTTTATTGCCGACATCATGCCGGGGATCGCCTCGGTGACCGCATCGATCAGCCCCCTGTTCATGACCTGGGAGAACGGCATCAGGCTAGCCGCGACTGCGCTGGGCGCGATGATGCCGATCCTGCGGACAGTGGGTGGCGCAGTGAAAGCTGTCATGGGTGGTGTGGCGTTCCTGATGGGGCCGGAAGCGAAAGCGCAGGCCGATCTCGCTGGTGCGCAGATGGATGCGGCGTTCGGTGGGACGAACACCGGATACGCCGGAGGCACCGGATCTTTCGCAGGCTCACCGACCGCCGGCATCCCGGGTGTCCCCGCCGGTGGGTGGCAAGCTCCGCCTTCCGGCATAGACGCTTTCGGCATGCCTCCAAAGGTTTACAACAACTGGAGCAACACCGATCCGAGTGCGGCCGGGATAAGTAGCACCAGCCTTCCCGATGCCCCGGCGGTTCCGTACGCCGGAATACCCGCCCTACAACCAGGGTTGCAGCCGACCGCCGCATTGCATTCCGCGCAAACCAGTGTTGCCGACGCTCAAACGAACCTCGCCGAGAAAGAGGCACGCGTCAACCAGTTGCGCGCCGACAACAACGCCACCGCCAACGACATCCTGAACGCGGAGAACGACGCCGCGAAAGCGCGCCGCGAAAAGCAGGAAGCCGATATGCGGTTTGCTGAGGCGCAGAAGTCGGCGTTTCAGTCGCAGACCAAGCAGTTCGATCAGATGTCGAACTCGATGGGCGAGATCGGTGCGGCGTTGGATCAAGACCTGGGCATCTCTGACGGACTCTCCGGTATGGCTGACAACCTGGTGCGGTTCCTGGCGAATTTGGCTGCCGCCCCTCTGGTGGGGCAGTTGTCGGCGATTGCGAATGCGAACCCGAACGAGGGTTCCGGCATGATGGGGATGCTCGCCGCGAATGGTGCGTTCGGGTCGCAGTACACCCCGGGTGCCATTGCGGCGCAGGGTAGTGGCAGCTACAGCTCATCGGCGATGGGTCCGGCCGCGCTGCAACCCGGCGCAGGCTTCGGCGGCAATGTTGACTCCGCCATTGCACTCGCGCAAAGCGCCAACGGCAAACCGTACACGTACGGCGGATCTGATCTCGTCAACGGCCTCGCGGACTGCTCCGGTGCTATCTCTGATCTTTACGAGGTCATCACGACGGGCCAGTCGAACTCGGGTCGCAGCTTCACCACGGAATCGGATTTCGGTGCGCTCGGCTTCAAGCCGGGCTATATGCCTGGCGCATTGAACATCGGCGTTCATAACGGTGGCGGCGGCAAGAACTCCCACATGGCTTCGACACTGCCGAACGGCGTCAACTTTGAGTCCGGCGGCGGCGGTATCCAATATGGTGGCGGCGCTGCGGGTGCGCTCGATCCGCAGTTTGAGAATCGGTACCACCTACCGGTTGGTGCGGCGTCTCCGAGTCTGGGCTGGGCGGGCCCGACGGGTGTCCCGGCTGGGATCACTGGCGGCGCAGGAGAATCCCCCGTGTGGGGTGCTTCACCGGGGATGCCGATAGGTACAGGTGCGGGTGTCGCTGCTCCCGGTATAGGTGTGGGTGTGGGTTCCGCGGCGGGTCAGCCGCTCGGCGGTCAGTCCTACCCAGCCGGTCCCGCAGGCGGCGGCATCGGACTGAACGGCATGGCGATGGACGGTTTGATGGCCGCCACCTCCGGCCTGGACATGCTGGCCCCCGGTACAAGTGCCGCCGCGAAGATCGGCATCCAGTTGGCGAACCGCACCGCGAAGTACGCGGGCCAGGTCGCAGGTATCGGCGTCTCAGGACTCTTGGACACCATCACCCCCGCGGGGGATAACCCGAAGGCATCCATCGGCAATTCGTGGTTCGGGAAACTCGCTGGCGGTATCGCCGGGGCGTCCGCTGCTCTGCCGAACATGGCGGGCGGCAAACCCCCGAGCGCGCCGGGGCAGAACGGTCAAGCGCAGCCCCAACAGGGCGGCCCCGTCAACCAGTCCGTGACGGTGAACAACAACCACGCCACCGAAGACATGGCCGGTAATCAGGCCGCCCGTGAACTCGGCGCCATGTACTCCCCGGCGGGCCGTCAGTGACCGTCCGCTACCCGGTGGGGAAGGTGACCCCGCACGGTGCTCACTACTTCCTCAAGGGCACCCACCCGAGGGTGCAACTGAAAGCCTATGACGGGTCGGTGGTCATCGACTTGATGGGCGGCGCAGCTCTCCCGAACCCGCTGGTTCCCGAAGCGATCCACATCAACGGACCTATCAAAGGGCTGATTGCGCCGTGGAAGTTCGTCGACCAGCAGGGCGCCAACGAGGACGGTGTCACCAACCTGGATTCGGTGACTGAGCCGGCCATTGTGGAGATCCCTGTCAGGATCGTCGCCCGGGATGGGAAGCATCTTCGGGATGTGGTGGACCGGCTGTTCGGGTCCATCGATAAGGCGAGAACGTCTCAACTGTCGTGGTTCACGTTCGAGCGCGGCTTCTGGTGGGCTGATGTGCGGTGGGCCGACAAGCCTCCGGGCGGGTTGAACCTCGGCGGGCAACGCAGAAGCCTCG